GGAAACAAACCAAAAAAGTCTAATTGTATAGTATGTAATAAGGAGTTTGTTAAACCTCATCACTTAAGCAAATTGTGTTCTGATGAATGTAGAAAGACTAGGAACAACAAAAATAAGTATAAGTGGGTGAAGAATAAGTGCGTCAAACCAAAACCAAAAAGAAGAACAAAGAGAGAACGCGAACTTGACGACAATGATTTTATATCCTCCTTAAGTCTTAGAAAAAGAGTAATCCTCCTGTCAGGAGAATTTGTGGATAGAGTACAACTAGCAGAATCTCTTACAAACTGGTTTAATAAAAATAAGAAAATAATAGATACTCATGCAAAGGCCGCAGCATTTCTTCTAATAAAAGATATTGAAAATGGTGATATACATGGCGAAAAGAAAATATAAACAAATTAGAATATTAAAGTTTTTTGAAAACAAAGAGACCCCAATAGAATTTGAAACAGATGCTATGTATAGATGGATGAATCTTAATAAAAATGCAGAAGTAACTCGACAAGAATTGCCCCAATTATTGAGAATTATGGGCGGTTTTGTTCCAGTAGCAAAAGCAAAGAATCAAATATCATTATGGAGATATGAAGGTGAATAAATGTTATGGACAGAAAAATATAGACCAACTAGTTTAAATCAGATAGTAGGACAGGAACGGTTTGTTGAAGATGCTAAAGCATGGGTATATGATTCTAAAAAGCCTATGCCTAATGTATTATTGTATGGTCAAGCAGGTGTGGGTAAAACTGCGGCGGCTGTATCTCTAGCAAATGAAATATTAGAGGGGCAAACTCAAGGAAATTTCTTTGAGGTTAATGCTTCTGATGATAGACGACTAGAGGTTGTTAGAACAACAATCAAAGAAATTGCATCAACAGTAAAGATTGGAGATGTTGCATTCAAGATAATTCTGTTGGATGAAATGGATGGAATGACCGCAGATGCTCAAAATGCTTTGAGAAGATTGATGGAGCGTTATAGTGAAAATGTAAGGTTCATAATTACTTGTAATCAACGACATAAAATTATATATCCTTTACAATCAAGATGTGCAAACTATTTGTTTACGCCACTATCTAATGACCTTATGTATGATGTATTACAAAATGTTCTTGATAAAGAAGAGATATACCAATATGGGGAAAACGAAATCCGCACATTCATATATGGGTTCGATGGTGATTTGCGTAGAGCGATTACGGAACTGCAAGCCGCAACCGCAAGTAAAACCCCATTAACAATGCAAATAAATAAAATGCTAGAACCTTATGACCAATTAGTGACTAGTATTTTGAATAAACAATATGAATCCTCTTTGTCTAAGTGCCATGATATGATTGCCTTATCGGTAGATATGAAAACTCTTTGTGTAGGACTACATGATTCAGTATTAAATAAAGAGATGGATAATGCAACTAAATTCAAATTATTAAGGGTAATAGGTGAAGCAGAATGGAGAAGCGGAAATATGACCCCAAAGGTTTTAGTATCGTGGATGATAGGACAGATGATATAATGTTGAGAAAAATATTTAATATGCTAGATGTAAATAGTGATGGCAAAGTAGATGCTCTTGACATGAAGAAGGCATTATTCCGATATGAATGGATAGTAGTAACAGGACTATTACTTACAATTATTCCAATGGGAAATGTATTGGGTTATACTAATATTGACTCCGATTTCTTTTGGGCATTAGCAGGTCTATGTCTAACAGTTGAAGGAGTTATAGAGTTATACTATGAGCAGAAACATTGGGACACAGTAAAGGGGAATAAGTAAATGTTAATGGACGCATATCAAAGAAGCGCAAGAAAAACAGTAATATATCGTAGAGAGCAGATGATAATTTATCCAGCATTAGGATTAGCAGGTGAAAGTGGTGAAGTTTGTGAGAAGGTTAAGAAACATCTTCGTGGCGATACTACTTCAAATCTTAAGGAAGATATTGAAAAAGAACTAGGTGATGTATTATGGTATGTAGCAAATTTAGCAACCGATTTAGGATTATCAATGGATATAATAGCCGCTAAGAATCTAGAGAAACTTAGAGATAGACAAGATAGGGGTGTATTACAAGGAGATGGTGATGACAGATGACAGAATATACTATTGGGGATATTACTGGCTTGCTTCCAGAAAATAGTACCTATAAACAGGGAGACATTTGGATTGCAGATTTAGGTGAAGCATTAGGTCATGAACAAGGAGGAACCCGCCCAGTATTAATTGTTAGCGGCACTAAATGGAATGCTAAATCAAAAACTCCTATGGTGTGTCCGTGTACTACTTCCCTTAAAAAGGGAAAGAATTATTATTGTGTTAAAATAAAAATAGGAAATAAAGCAAGTTATGTTAATGGTAGTCATGTCTATACCTTAAGTGCTAAGAGGTTTAAAACTAAAGTAGGGACAATATCAATAAGTAAAAGAATACAGATAGCAAATACAATTAAAAAACTACTGTATGTAATATCAGATTCCACACTGAATGACAGTGGAAAAAAGAAAAAACAAAAACAAGAATAGGTGAGAAAAAATGAGTGAAATAAACGAGAGCGTTAAGAATGAAATAAGAAAGGCATCAGTAGTCCTTGATATGGAATACGATGAGGCAGTTACTAAGTATATTAGTATCTGTGAAGTGAACAACATTGACCCATTTAGTCAGGTTGAAACAGAACAAAAGTTAGGTTTGAGCCTATGGCGACAATGGTTTAGTAGTGCTAATATGGCTAGAAAGGCAGAAAACGGAGAAACACCATCAGTACAATCTACTGGAAAGGATGATATACGCAAGCAAGCATCGGGATTCTTTATCTCAGTGTTTGAGGCTAGAGATTTAATGGCTCTACAGGCAACAAGAGTTAGTAATGAATATGAGCGTGACCCAGAAACAACCCTAAGATTAGGAAAGGTTGCTGTAGCAGAAGTAACTGAAGGCGGTTATTCTTTAACTAGATATGAAGATGGCGTAGAACAAACTATGGTTGTAAAGGCATTGCCTGCAAACCACATAGAGGTTGATGTTAACCAATACATCATTCCATTAGACACTATGGATTGGAGTAAGAGAAAGGGTAAGCCACTTCCAAAGGAACAATTCCGAATGAATGGTGTATTCTTAGGAACAGTAGATGGTGACTTTGGTTTGTATCAGTTTTCATACAAGGGAGAATCTTCTAAGGATTTCCTACCAAAGACCTTTGAGCATATTCATATGACTGTTATCAGAAATGATACCAAGCCAAATATGATATACGGGTTTACTAATGTAACAGCAGAAACACTAGTGGTTAATAGTGATTTATCAGAAGATGACCCAATGTATTTAGATACTGCTGGTCATGATATAGCGGCATCACTAATGGAAGCGGCATCAGATAATTATTCGCCACTAGTTGATTTAGATAGATACCACGCTACATTAGCAGATAAACAATATGTAGATAAGTATGTAGTAACAGATGGTTCTGTATCAGCAATTAACATGAAGCCTAATGAGAAGACAGGGACTAGGAGAATGACTATCAATGACCTTAATTCTGACTTCGATTATGAAGGCGGGGGATGGGCAGGAACTACTTGTTGGGTTCCTAACTACATTGATATTGATTTTGGTATAGGTTCTAATGTAATCGTTGTTGGTCAAACATCACAACGAACAGTAGATGGACATGTAGATTCAGCAACAATCAATGTAAGAGGACTATATGTTATAGAAAATAGAGGTTCTCCTGTTGATTCATATTCAGCAGAAGAAGAAGACTTTGACTGGTTTGCGTGAATAGCATGTATAACAGCAATAGACAGACCTTTAACATAGAGGGACGATTTGTTCATGGGTCAAGTTTTGCAATCCATATGGATAATGTGGATTTCATGACTTGGCGCATGAATGAAGACTCCGGGGAGTATTGGGTTAAATTCCATTACACAAAAAAAGAAGTACGGGTGAAAGTAAATGTAGAAGAACTACATGATTTAATATCTGTATGGGCAGGACAAGAATTAAATATAAAAATAGGTGAGAAAAATGGCATGGACAACTGAACAAAGCGGAAACGCTGTAAGTGAAAAGAAATTGAAAGTAACAGAAAAGGTAGACAGCAGTAATAGACAGAAGGAATGGTATGAAAACTACAAGCACCTTCAATCTGTTATGAAAGAAAAATCCTTTTCTAGATTAGTTTTGGGTATTTGGGGCGACCCAAAGAACGGAAAGACAGGAATAGCAATAGATTTTCCAGAAGATAAAATCTATGTATTGGATTGGGATAGAGGCGTTGAGTCTACTTGGCGAGAACATCACGATTGTACTGACAGAATAGAGGTTCATAATCCTGTTATCATTGGTGAAGATAATATTGTAGACATAAATAAATCGGAAGAAGAGTCTTTGAATTTTGTTGAAATGGTAAAGGCCAAAATAGCAGAAGGAGAAAATCCAATATTTGTTTTTGATGGAGTAGATGCTTGGTATGAGGCTTGTTTACTTAAGGTGAATCCTAATCCTAGAAAAGTAACCAAGTTAATGCCTTTCCAATATGGAGAAAGGAATAAGGTGTTCTTTTTCTTGATGAAGGCAATATATAATCTTGGGTGTGATGTAATTTATATTACTCATGCCGCAGAACAATATGTAGATAATGCTGTTGTTGGATTTGTACCGGTATGGAAAAATTGGGGAGCCATTTTAGAACAAGAAATTAGGTGCTATAAGAGAAAGAAAGGCAAGGAAGTAAAATTCTTTGCTGAACTTATTGGTAGTAGAACTAACGGACAATTAGTAGGTAAGGTTTGGACAACTAGAGAAGGAGTCGCTCCTAATATTGTATGGAATGGTATTCCGGAATTAAGAGAGAGAAAGATATGAGATTTTTAGTAGATAATAAAGTGATGATAACGGCATTGGAAACCATTCTGATGAAGGGAAAATATAAGAAAGGGGATTCTACGGAGACTAGAATAATTAGTGAATATGTTTATGTAGATGGGAATAACAATAACATTACTTTATCTAATGCTAATCATTATTGTGGGTGTAGCCTCACTATCAATGAACCTGTACCTGTTGCTAAAAAGATGGCTTTTATTATTGAGGCACAAAAAGCAATCAAATATCTTAAGACATTTAATGGAGAAGTCAGTTTCACTTTTGGTGATAGTTTATTGATGAGAAATGGGACTCGTCAAGCAACATTGCCAATTGTGACTGACCATCCTGCTGTTAATATGATTAATCGAATAATGGAAATGGAACTGGAACAGGATATGCCTACAATTGGAAAGACTAAACTTGAGACTAAAGTAGTAGTAAATTCTCTTAGTTTGATTGAAGCAGTAAAGGGATGTTCAGCAGTTAATACAGGCGCGTATAAGTTAAATTATGATGGAGAATCATTGAAGGTATCTTCATCTAAACGACAAGAAGGATATACTTCTAATGTTCCAATGATGACTCATGAAGGAGAGCCCTCAACATTAGTTATAGCACAGCCTTTTCATAAATTCATAAACGGAATTAGTATCTTGTATATGAGAGATGATAGTCCTCTCTATATTATAGGAACAGATAGAAAAATAGTATTAGCACCTAGCGTGGAATTAGAATGATAATAGCAGCGATTGATAACCAAAATAAACTTGTATTACGTTGGCGAGATAAAGATGGGATTAGAAAAGAAAACCTAATTTCTTATTCTACTTTTCAACCATATTTTTATATTTTGGCGGGCGACACACAATATCCTGTTGCTGAAATAAAAGAACGGGGAGCCAAATTTAAAATAGCAATATCTTATGTTGAAGATGGGTCTGTGGATTTAAAGGGCCGACCATTAACTAAAGTAACTTGGTTGCCTGCAAATCCAGCATATAATAGAACTATTAAAGGATTATGGAATGAAACTTTTGAAGCAGATGTTCCTTTTCATCATAGGTATGCTGTGGATATATTAGAGGAAATACCTGAGTATGATATGATTAAGTGGTATTGGGATTTAGAATGGCAACAAGGTGGAGAACATGATGGTGCTATTACTTGTATTTCTTTAACTACTAATAATGGAAATGAAGCATATACTTGGTTTCCAGATATGAAGGATAATCCAGAAAGAGGGTTTCATGCTAATAACATAACCGTTTTTAATTCTGAAAGAGAGATGCTTGATAGGTTTATTAGAGATTTGAATAATCAAGACCCTGATATGTTAATCTCATGGTTTGGTTCAAAGTTCGATTTACCTAAATTGATTGAAAGACTTTATGCTAATGGGCTTGACCCAAGAGAGTTATCACCATACCATGCTGTAAAGGGAGTATATTTTAATGAAGGAATCAAATTATCTAAAGCAGTAAATAACTATTCTCCTATCGAACAGCCGATTAAAGGAAGAATAGTTCTGAATTTAGATTTAGCCTTTGAAAGACAATGGAATGATTCACAAAGAGGAACACTACCTTCTATGGCATTAGATTTTGTATCTGAAATTGTATTGGGAGAAAAGAAATTAGTCAGTGAGAAATTCCCAGATAAAAACGAATTCTTTGCTAGAGGTTGGTTGGAAGATACTGAAACATATCTAAAGTATGCTCTTAGAGATACTGAATTACTTAAAAGAATAGATGATGAAAATTATACTTCAGAAGCAATGCTATCATTACAACGGCTACTAGTCGCTCCATTCGATGCATGTTTCTATGCATCTAACATGGGCGGAATATATTTCATGCGTAAGGCGACATGGAAAGCACCAACAGGAAAGAAGGATGAAATACAAACCTATCGTGGGGCTATGATATACAATCCTAAGACCGAAGGTACTAATGGGCTATATAAAAATGTGGCCGCCTTTGATTTCGCAGGGCTATATCCTAGCATGATGATTGCTCGTAATATATCATGGGAAACTAAATCAACAGAACCTACTGAGTTCGCAGTTAATATCCTAACACCAAGAGATTTTAGTAAGGTTAATGAGAAAGAATATTTGTATTACAAAACAGACAAGTTGGGTTTATTGCCAAAGGCTGTATTGGAATTAAAAGAGTTGCGCGATAACTATAAACGTAATATGAAGTTAGCCACAACCAAAGAAGAGAAGGCAAAATGGAATAATAATCAACTAGCAGTAAAAAGGCTAATGGCGAGTTTCTACGGCATCACGGCGTATCAAGGATTTGGTTGGGCTGACGTTGATTTAGCCGCATCAATAACAGCGAGTGCTAGAGAAGCAATTAGAGAAGCAGCATTTAGGGTGAGAGAATTATGAAGAAATATAACTGCGAAACTTGTATGGATTTGAAGAATAAATACATGAAGATTGGGATGAAGAAAAGAGTTTCAGGTTGTCCTGATTGTGGTGATTATAGTATTATAATGGAGAGAGAATTATGAGTTATTATGGCCCAGACACTACCTGTTCTGTGTGTAAAGGAAATAAAAGAAATAATAGTAATTCTCGTAGAGATTTGTGCGGTAAATGTTACCTAAAAATGAAAAGAGAATATAGAAAAAGGAAAGGAATAAAATGAAAAAAAAGGATTTGCCTAAGAGCATCTGTTACATTTGTGGTGAACCGTTTGGTCATAAGGCCAACAATAATTATTTATGTGGTAAATGTTACTTAAAGAAAAAGCGTAAGGAAAGATTAGAGAAGGGATTAAAATGAGAGTAGTATATGGACACACTGATTCTATTTATGTTCAACTTCCTATGGAAAAGGCAGAAGAAACCTTAGAAGAATTAAATGAACATGTTAGAAATATCTTTCCTAACCTATTAGGTTTAGAAAATCATCCTGTAAAGTTAGAGTTTGAAAAATATTACAAGTCTTTAGGAGTTGGAGCAACAAAAAATAGGAACGCAGGTTTAATTTCTTGGAAGGATGGAGAATATCTATCAGAACCTGAATTTGTAATGACAGGATTTACTGCTAAAAGAATGTCTATTACTCCCTTAGAAAAAGAAGTACAATTAAAAATTCTTAGAATGTGGGTAGATGGTTGCCCAAAAGAGGAAATAGATGAATATTGTAATAACATCTGGAATCGGACTGTTAATGGAGAAATATGGTTGAAACAAGTTTGTAAGAGAAGCCGATATAGAAGTAATAGATTTAAAACACAATGCGAATGTGGGAAAGAGTATTCTTTTAAAAGGTTAATAGAGATTCATGCCAAAACCGCCATTCAACGCAGGAACGTAGGATTTAAAAATGCATCTAAAATACAACCAATATGTGATAAATGTGGAACTTCTGTTAGTGAATTTACTACTACGAAAGGAAAAAAGATAACAATCGGTTCTGGAATAGAAGGAGTATTAGCATATAATAACAATAATGAAAATGATATAGTAGATTCTTATGTTTATATTAAAACTAATGATTATTCTGGATTGAGTTATATTCATCCTATCACTGGTAATTTAACAAAGTCTAATTGGTTATCTGCACCTAGTATAAAAGAATTATTAGATGTTGAACCCGATTGGTCACACTATGCAAATACTATAGTAAAAAAAGCAGAACCCATTTATAATGCTATGGAATGGGACACTATAGCCATTTCTAGAGATGCAAGTCAATCTACTTTAGATGAGTGGTGGTAATAATGGATGTTGACGAATTAGAACTTATTAAAAAAAGACTACATTACCAAAGTTGGGTTAACTCCCAACAGGGCTTATATTTACCAGATAATCTTTGGTTATCGTCAGCATTAATATCGGGTGCACGAAATAGACGAAAACAACTAGCATTATATTATATCATGTGGCATAATAGAAAGCCTAAAGTAATAAAAGAATTAATAGATGATTGGATAGAATTTAACTTGTCCATACTACCAAGGACAGTAAGCCCATCAAGATTCGTAATGACTACTAATGAAATAAAAAGTTTCTTTTGGCGAAATAAACAGATATTTGATTTAACGCCAGTTAGAAATGAGTATGGACATAGGGATTATTTGTATAACATTAAGGAGACAATAAAATGAGTAAGAAACATAAGTCTAAGTTATTAGCATTATTAGAATTTCATGTAGATGGAGAGCCGTTTAATACACAGGAAGCAACAGACTTTCTAAACGCATATAAATCAAAAAATGGAATAGGTCTTCATAGATATACTCAAACTACCCATAGACAATTGGGCGCGATTTTATCAGCAAGCAAAAAATATATTATGATAAACCCGAACAAAGGAAAAAATAAATGTGCGATATGGAAATATGTAGGTGAGGAAGAATGAAATACAATTGTGGAAATTGTAATATGATATACATAAAGGAGGAAGAAGAATGAGAGAATATACATATAATTGGAACCCAGAAGAATATAACGAAGAAAGCGAAGTGTTGAAGATAACTAAATCTTCATACAATCTATTTTGTTGGTGTCCAATGAAATATAAGTTTAATTATATTGATGGGCTAAAGCAAGATACATCTCCTGCTATGATTAAAGGTAGCGAGGTGCATAATGCTAGAGAAGATTTCTTCAATGAATTTGATATAACTAAGGCAGAAAATATGAGTCATTCTGAGTTATTAAATTATTGTATTGGGCTTCACCCTGTTGATAATAATTCAGAAATATATAGAACCCTATCTACCTTTGAAGCAGATAGATTTCTGAGCGCAAAATTAGAAAACAAATTAACCGATTTTATTCCTATAATTAATGAAGTAATGTTAGATGCTGAATTAGAAATTGATAGATTTCAAAATCCTAAATTTCCTCTTAAGAGAAACTATACTGTGCATCTTCAAGGCATCATAGATAGAATGTATCATGATGAAGGAAAATATATTCCAATTGAATTAAAGACAGGACTTTGGAAAGAATGGAAGAAAACTGGAATTAGAAGAGAAATGTCTTTTTATAAGATGTTATTTGATTTAGCACCTAATGAATCCTTAGAAGAAATTGGATTAGACCCTAACATTGATATTACTCATTGGGGATGGTATTATCCAGAAAGCAATCATTTACATATTGAGAAAATAAAAACTGCTAGTATTAATGCGACCAAAAAAGGGATTGCTAGGTTAATTCATTCTTATGAATTTAATGATTGGGAAGAAAAGTATTTTTGGAAGACCTGTCCTAATTGTAGTTATTACAGCCTTTGTGATAAAGCACAAGCGGAGAGTTTTCTATGAGTGGAGTTATTAAAAGAAAATGTATCGTTAGGCAATGTAACAATCAAACAACTAATTTATATATAGGAAAGTGTAATAGTTGTTTGAAAAAGGAGGAAGAATAGTGGAAATAGATAAGATAGTAAAAAAACAATTGAACGAAAAGACTTGGACTTTTTCTGAAATATCCAATATAGATACTACAGTAAAGAATTTGTCTAGCCATGTATATGATACTTTAAGTGCAAAAGAAAAATTAGACTTAATATGGAATGAAAGCATAGGAAATAATATGACGGTTGGTCAATTGTTTCAAGAAATAACAGAAGACGCAATTGGTGTTGTTGTAGCAAAAGTGATTAAAGAGCATTTAGAAATTGCAACAATATCTTTTAATAATAGTGAGGACGATAAAAATGAAATTTCCAAGAGAAGTGTGGGCTGGAAGTCACATAAAGAACGCACCGCAGATGAAAAGGGACATAGTGAAGAATAGGCAAGAGTATATAGATTGGATTAATATGTATAATGGTAAAATGAATTGTTATACAACAGTCTATGATTTCCTACAATTTTCTGAAAGGGCAAAAGTAGAGGAGTCTATTCTTATAGATAGAATGTTTATGGATTTTGATTCCCATGATAGACCATTAGAAGATTCATTTCAAGATACTAAAAGGGTTATAGATATTTTGAATAAAGATGACTTAATGTATAATGTTTATTTCAGTGGAAAAGGATTTCATGTTATTCTATATGGGGAAGAAACAACTGATATTCGTAGCATTCAACAATATTTTACTGAATTGCATGAGGATTTTCCTACATTGGATAGAAGCGGGATTCAAACTAATCGGTTAAGGCGTATTCCTAATACTGTAAATCTAAGTAGTGATGGCCCTTACTTTTGTATTCCTATAACAAAGATAGATTTAGTTCATGGGCTTCCTTATATATTAAATAAAGCAATAAAAGGAAATCAAGTATCAGTTAGGTATGGTAGAAAATTAAAAGAATGGAAAGAACTCAAGCCAATGGAGGCTGCTGATATTGAAGTTGTTGCACCAAAACCGCCCGGAGAATTACCAATACTACCTTGTCTTTACAATGCAATAATGGTTGAGAACCCCGGACATTATGCTAGAGTATATTTAACTCAATGGTATAGAGATATTTTATCTATGGGAGAAAGAGAATTAAATCAAGAAAGTAAAGATGAGATAGTAGAGATAATAATGAAGGAATTTATACAGATTGCTTCTCATGAAGATGTATGGTTAGATTGGAATGAAACAGTTACTCGTAGATATACAAGAGGTATTGTTAATAAGGGCTACCATGCGCCGGGGTGTAAATCTAAATTAATTCCTCAAGGTTATTGTCCCGGAAAATGTTGGAGGTATTGTGAATGAATAAATTAATAATAGATAGTAGAGAGAACTCAAATTTGTATGAGTTTATTGTTTCAGAAGCAAGCAATATGAATATAAGAACTGAGAAACAATGGTTAGAAATTGGAGATTATGTTTTTTCTGATATGGCATTTGAGTGCAAGTCTGCTGTAGATTTCTTACAGTCAGTAATCAATAAGCGTCTTTGGAATCAAATAGATAATATGGATAGGCACTATGAACATACTTTTGTTATTATTCATGGTTCATTAAAAGATGCATTACAATATAATAAATTTGTAAAAATGGATATTCCACAAAAATTATTAATCAACAAATTTTATGGTGGCATTGGAAAAATATCTCTTGATACTGATTGTTCAGTGATGTGGTTTGAAAATGAAAAGTTGGCCGCTAGAATGATATTGACTCTATGCAAAATGAGGCCAATAGACAGAAAGATTATATCCCCTAGTCTTCTGAAGCGAATTACTACTGATGACCTTAGAGTGAATCTTCTGTGTTCTATTAAGGGAGTAAGTGAAACTAAAGCAAAAAAATTAATAGAAGCATATGGTTCTATTATGGAAATTGGGGAAGCCCCTATTGGGGAAATGACAAAAATAGATGGAATAGGTACATCTATAGCAGAACGAATTCACGATGTGTTGAATAGTGAAAATAAACAGGTGATATAAATGGAAGAAAATTATGATGAGTTATTTTATACAATTGATGAAGAAAGACAAATTAAGCCTACTTTGGCAAGAAAAATGGTATTGCCCGCAGTAGTACAAGATTACGCTACTGCTGCTGAAAAGATTTCATATTACAATGAAGTTCCTGCCGCACTGTCTTTTTTTGTTATACTTGGTCAAGTAGTTAAGGACATGGTAGCAGTAGAAAACAGAGGTAAAACTGATGACACAAGGCTACAGTTTTTATGGATGCAAACTTCAGGAACAGGCAAATCTACATTAAATAATTGGTATATTCCTATTATAAAAAGTGCTTTTGAAGGTATTAATTCAAAGCATAATACTAATTTTAATATCTTTGATATTACTGATTATACTGATGCTGCATTAATAGGTTCAATGGATAAAGAAGACCAACAGGTTGAAGATGATAACGGCAATATGGTTAGAGTTAGTGTAGATGTTCACATTCCGGGACAATTAGAAGGAGATGGTATTGCTATATGGGATGAGTTTGAATACTCTGGGGTATTTAAGCAATCTCAACATAAAGAAAACGCAATTGTATATTTAAATACTTTTATGAATACTTTATGGGGAGAAACTTGGGTAATCAAAAAGAAATTAAAGGTTGGAGATGAACCAATGGAATGTAGATGTAGAAGGTCGGTATTCGCTACTACCTATATTCCTAGAAATTTAAACAATGTTATTGCTGAAAAGGGAGTATTGCAAAGAAAATTAATTTATATTCAAGAGGTTCCTCAACACATTCAAGAAAGAATAAGATTAATGATAGCACATGATTGGGGAATTGTTGAAACAGATATAAAAGAATCCACATTAAGATTCTCTAATAACTTTGTAAAATTATATGATGCTGTAAAGGAAAAATTTGATGAAGTAGGGGGCGACCCATCAAAGGTAATTACTGTTCCTCAATCTGCTAGAGATGCTTTAATTAGAGAATGTGTTTTAATGGAAGAATATGTCAAAGGGACGCGACCTGAAGTTATTGACACAATGAATACTTTTATCAACAGAACCTTAAAACACATGCAAAAACTTGCAGTATTGTGTTGTATTGCAGAAGCCCCTAGTATTAAAGACAAATCCAAAAGATACCAAGTTTCGGCCAATAATGTAATTCAGGCATCCTCTTTAATCCGACAATGTTATAAGAGTCTAGTGGATTGGCTTGATGAGGCACTAATAGGGCGTAAATCTGTCTTACAAAATAAGGCTAATTTATCTGCTTTCAAAAAGGTTTACAGAAGTTTATCCATCAATACAGCAGACGGTTGGGTAAATAAAACAACTATGTGGGAACATATGAGAAAGGAAACCGGAAAGAGAGATGGTATGTTATACAAATGGTGGCCTAGTGTTAAAGAATACTTTGAAGTCATGAAAGATGGAAGAAGTAATTATGTTAGACTTAAGGAGGATATAAAATGAAGTGGGAAAATATGTATTTGGTGTTTGAAGTAGAACAAGGGCCAAAGACAGTAATTGAAACTTTGAACACATATGGTAATCAAGGATGGGAATTAACTGAAATATTACCAATAGGACAAGAACAGTTAGTAGCATTTTTAAAGAGAAGGTTTGATATTGTAATGCCTGACCCAAAGAAGGCTCAAGCAGATAAGGTAAAGGCATTATGGGGTGTTGATGGTGATGACGAAGATGAATGATGTATTAGCAATAGATATAGAAACCAAAAATATGTCTACAGATATTGGTGGCTTCGGTAATACTCATATGTTTCTTGTTTCTACTTGTTGCACATGGGACGGAAATAAAGGAACAATTTATATTGATAAGCCCGTAGATTCAGTAAAGAAAACAGGAGCGGAAGTTAAGCCATTATCTCAATTAAAATATGACTTAGATGACCATTTTGAAAAGGGCGGAAAACTATTAGGCCATAATATTGTTGCGTTTGATTTACCTATATTAAGAGATTCTATGGATATATATTGTATAAGAAAATACATAAAGGAAAAACAATATATTGATACTAGTAAATTAATATTAAAGAATACAGGAGAAAGATATTCCTTATCTAATTTAGTACAACATACTTTAGGTGAAGATAAATTAATGAATAGTGCAGATGCTCCGGTAATGTGGAAAGCCGGTGAATATGATGCAGTAGCAGAATATTGTTTGAAAGATTGCGAGTTAGTATATGATTTGTGGAAGCATGGGAAAGAAAACAACTTTGTAAAAGGTTTTAGTACAGAAAAAGAAGAAGAAAGAAAAATGGAGGTGGAATGGTAAATGTCAACTTTTGAAGTTATGATGTGGATAGTCTTTATCCTTGTTGTCAGTTTGTTATTTTTCGCAGCATTTGGGTCACAAAATGTGTCTCATGAATCAATAGAAGAATATATGAATGAATTGGTTAACGAGGAAAGTGAACGCGTTGGCCCTTAAACAACAATGTCCTTTTTGTGTTTTGGAAACTATTCCAAGGCGTGTTATGGGGTTTTATGTCGGTTCTCCGAATAGAGTTCAGTTATGGGAATGTAGAGAATGTAAATCTCTATGGTCTGAAAAAACGACCTTTATTCATACCCAAGCCTAAAATTTTTTTTATT